TTTTGCTATTAAAAATACTAGATAAAGATTTGAAACTTTATCTAATAGATGTACTGTGACTAAAAAATCACATTTTTATTTTATTTACATATACATATTATATTTTTGTAAATTCCATCACACTACAAAATTTAACTCGTGTGAGTGGGTGCGTATTATTTTCTAATGTATCTTACGCTGCAGATACAAAAACCGGTGGACAACCTATAAAGTATGATAAATGGAAGTCTTCTGGAAAACTTCTACACAAAGTATAATTTACCATGTTTAATCTGCTAAACATCATTAACATACCGAATGGCTGCGTTGCATCAATTTGTGCCGGTGAGGCGTTTGAATTCGTCTGATGCATGACGAAAGAGCATCTATATTCATTATAATAAGGCACTGTGTATCCAGTTGTGCCTTCCCAATTACTCATAGCTATACTAGCCGCACCAAGTTGAGCAGCAGCAGTCGAAGTGGGTATCCACGTATAATTTCCAAAGAGGGCTGTGATAAAACTAGCAGGTGGAACATCGAAAACATTCTTTGTTAAACATTGTAGTGGCATGTTAGCAGCTATACCACTAACAGATGGATTTGAGGCACTAGAGCCGTTGCCAGACCATTTGATGCGCACTGGGCCTCTATACAAAGCATACATACAACTCAAATAGGAATAAAGATCACCTCCAGCATTTGGACCAGATGTTGTACTAGCAGTACCATATAACACACCCGCCAACCATGGATATATTGCAAGTGAATTATTACTATTATTAACTTGAGTTGTCTGGTTAATTAACTGGTTTCTAGCTAAAAGTTGCTTTATACTAGTACAGATTTCACCAGTACTAGAACCGGAATACCTTAAATTGACTTTCCTCTGTGGAAAACCAGCTATCACAGAATCCACTACATTTCTATCTGTTTGTCCAGAGAAGGGCAACATAATTCCAGCATCAGTAGCTTGCCATTCAAAATCATCACCAGCAGACCATGACAACATAATATCAACATGACTTGCACAAGTCTCTGGAGCTCTCAACTCGTTGAGAATAAGAAAGTCCAATTGTCCAGAATATCCGGTAGGAGATAAATAATTAGTGGGCTGTATAAATGGTAGAACAATATTGAACTCATCACTTGTTCTTATATCAATAATTTCTCGCATAGCTATCTGGCTAGTCGCTCGTGTAGGTGCAACAACAGAGCCAGCAAACGGTGTCCAGGTTACAAGTAATCTACCAGTATGAAAAGGAGTTTTTGCTATTCTACCTTTCAATTTAATAGAACCTCTCCACATATCAAACACATTTGACAGGTAGTACATAGGGCCTCCAAAACGTAAACTATAAACGCGAGCAGTTTTAGTTAATGAACCAGCCACATATAAAAGACCTGGTGCAACTTTTGTTGTGTATAATGGCGTATCAGACGAGGCTGTTCCCGTTGACCAAGTAATGGTGTTCGTATAATAACTACGTGAAAGTAGAAAACCCATACTCATCTCATCTTCATCTCTGATACTACATGAATTATCAAGGCCTATCTCATTTGTACATGATAGACCTAATGGATACGTTACATCAACTCCATCACATGTTGCGCCATACCTATCAAACTGTTTAGTATAAACTTCAGGTTTCGACTGTGTAAGTGGCTTTGAGTAACCTAAGGCACTAGCTACACCAGCTATTGTTCTAGTTGTCCAAGAAAGTGTCTTCATAGTATCAGACATCAACGGTATATTCGATAAGACATCACCAACTTTTGCTGCAGCAAATAAAGCACGACTTATATCATGTGCACCTACAGCTTCAAGCTCCGCGTCTTTTGCACCAATCTTTCTTCTCCCTCTACTAGGTAATGTTGATTGTGCAACCATTGGTCCTGCAAGTTCAACATCCTCAAAATGTAGAAACACAGATACATCAACAGTATTCTCACCAGAGGCTCCACTATCTAGTGGATTGTAAACGCCAACAAAAAAAACTCCATACTCATATGTTGCATGTTTAATGTCATAATAATGTGTTGGTGCACAATATGGTATTTCTATCTTGCCTTCTGAGTCTTTACAATCAATTATAATATGTGGCATTTGTGACATTAGACATACAGCTGCATCTGTATTGCCAAATGTTGCAGGGGAATGTAAACCACTATAACTTGAATCAACAGTATCTAAAAACACTTTAAATGGTAAAAAAGCTATAATAAGCTTACCTTGTTGGAATGGATTCGCATTAAGTGTAACGCGCAAGCAAGCTTTTCCTCTAAACAAATTATAACCTTGTAGTTTGTTAGCCCATATAGCATTAGATGCTAAATATGCTGCTGGTTGTAAAGTGGCAATCACATTTCCTTTTGGATGTGTTCCAGACTGTCCCCAAGAGAATTGGGATATTAATTGATCTTTACACATAAAATCAACGATTGATTGATCTCTAACTGGCGTATCATCTATTGGTGTAACATGATACCCAGCATCATGTACTACATCTCCATCCGAGACAAACAACGTAGTACCTACTTCTTCATTTCTTCCTTCTTTTATTAAATCTTTATTTTCTTCCATACTGAATTTCACAACTGTATACTATCTCAACTACAGCATTTTTCCGTTGAGTAGTCACCTTCTTCTCGGTATTTGCATGAATTTTAAATTACATATAACTCAGGTTTTTATTTACAATATATACATACTATTTTCAAAACTTTGTTACTAATCTTAGAACCAAATTACTCATGTTGTAATCATCCTTACCATGTATGTTTGCACACACATGATTTCCTGTCTATTGGTTCTGTCAAGTACTAATGTATTTATTGTCCTATAGCTCGGACATCTAGCTTCACTCAAATACAAAATCTGAGTTTAGAACATGATCAAATGTTAATGACCAATCCGTAAACTCTGGTGTTATTCCATAATGCTCTATAAAAGCACTAATAACAATATTTGAATCTTTCTTAAATCTCTCACGACCCAATAATGATAATTCCCTCAAATATTCATCTATCTTATCAACATCTGGAGTTAAACTTTTTGATTTTAAATTTGTCCAATTAACTAGATTTTGTAGCGTAGTTTCCCTTATCGGCATACACCAGACTTTCTTGTCTATGTCATACCTAAAACTCCTACCTACAATAGTACAGTCACGTATCTCTTTAATTCCGTAGACTTCACTCTTTTTATCTACAGGAGTATATTTAATCCCGAACTTTGCCATCTCAATTGCGACTTCACTCATTTTTATACTCAAACTCCCTGGATTAATACAATTATCATCTCCTAGAAATATTGAAGCTGTACTCTTAAGTACGTGTATTACTGTTTTATCAAATCGACTCTCATCATTCTCAAAAAAGGGTTTACATCCTTGCTTTTTAAGCTCTATACTGACCATACAATAAACACAGAGTATAAAGTTTATGAAACAATTAATATGTGTTGTCAATGGACAGCCAGAAGGTAAATTACCAACTAACATTATGACTAGATCTGTAAACACAATATAAGAACTACATAACGCTTCAATGAATGCTTCACGTGCAAGCTTCTCTTCTTCAGTCTGCTTCCTATAGAACGCCTTACTAAACACATTGAACAGTCTGATTAGTAAGGGGGCCATACTCTTGTCCCATTCCTTTGCATCGCCATCAAATCCTTTCTTCCCTCTTGACTCAAGATAATCTAAAAGCATGGCGGCGTCTTTAAAAGGATTAAATCCAATTAGGACATGTTTTCGTATGGGATTCTTCATCCACCAGGACATCAAATCACCAAATAACATTCTAGTTGCTATTAGAAATGAAGCAGGTGCTCCATAGAACAATCTAGGATCTTTTCCTTCAGCACGCACAGCATCTTTCAAATGCGCATTAAACAGTGCTGTTGGAATTATTCCTTGTTTCGCTCTATCTACCATGCTTATAGCATCAGCCAATATCCATTTGGCATCAGGCGTATCGAAGCGCCAATCATCTTCACCAAAACATTTCTTTCCCGAGGTTGTATCGCCTTCGAATCCTAACATTATTCCAATTGATGTCTTTCTTTTAATTGGCCCTAAGTTCATGTCTCCCATACATGCAATTTTAGGATCCCAGACACTAGTTTTCGAGGGTAAGTCATCGGTTTTTAATAGTTCTAGCGAACACAATTGAGCAACGCGATACAATGACTTGGAAGGTATTGCTTTATGTACTCTACCTACTCTATTCATAACTTCTGCAAACTTCTTTTTGCTAAGATCAGGTGGTACATCACCAGATTCACCTATAACACAATATATCCTACTCTTTAC